TTGCGCTTCGCCTTGCGCTTCGGCCCCGCGTTGCGCGCCTCGATGTTCGGGTTCAGGTCGGCCTCGTTGCCGCCGGGCGCCTCGTAGCGCCGCACGCGCGCCAGGCGCTCCACCTGGCGGCCGAGCAGGTCGATCTCCTTGAAGTCACCGCCGCTCTTCTTGTCCTTTTCCACGAGCGTCATGAACCGCGCCTCAAGGCACGTTTCAATGCGCTCGATCATCGGCGCCTTGTCCCACTCGTCGCGGTCTTTCCAGCTCTGCACCGTCGATCGCGGCAAGCCGATCTCGACGGCAATATCAGACACCGGCCATCCTCGCCAATACAGGCTGCGCGCCGCTCGGCGCTGATCGACATGGGGTGCGGGCATCAACATGGCGGCATCGTCGCAAGCGCGCCCGCCATGCCCGCGCGCGCGCCGATGTACCACCCCACTGGTACATCGCCCCCGCGTTGCCCGCTCCGCGCGTGCTCCCGACGATGGCCGCAACTTCAGCCCACGTCACCAGCCCCGAGGTCCCCATGGCCAAGAGCAAGTTCTTCCGCGTCGCCGTCGAGGGCGCCACGACCGATGGCCGTGTTATCGAGCGCAGTTGGATTCAGGACATGGCCGAAAGCTACAGCCCGGAAACCTACGGCGCACGGATCAACCTCGAACACATCCGCGGGGTCTTGCCGGACTCGCCGTTCAAGGCTTATGGCGACGTGACGGCACTCAAGGCCGAAGAAATCACCGATGGCGCACTCAAGGGCAAGCTCGCCTTGTTCGCGCAGATCGTGCCCACGCCGGCACTGGTCGCCATGAACAAGGCGCGGCAGAAGATCTACACCAGTTGCGAAATCGCCACCAAGTTCGCAGCCACCGCCAAGGCATACCTGGTCGGCTTGGCCGTTACCGACAGCCCGGCCAGCCTGGGCACCGAGGTGCTCAGCTTCGCCGCACAGCACCCCAACGCCAACCCGTTCACCGCGCGCAAGCAAGAACCCGACAACCTGTTCACCGCTGCCGAGCCCGTCGAAATCGAGTGGGAAGATGAGCCCGCCGACACCACCGCTTCCGCGCTGTTCGCCGCGGTCAAGGCCAAGCTCGCCAAGCTCGCCGGCAAGGGAAAGACCCACGACGGCCAGTTCGCGGAAGTGGCCGAAGCCCTGCAGAGCGTGTCCGACACGCTGGAGCATTTCGCCGCCGAAAACACGGCCGTGTCGCAGCGCTTCGCCGACCAGGTCACCACGCTCACCGCGCGTATCGACGAAATCGAAAAGACCGCCAAGAAATCCGCCGAGGACTTCACCGCACTGCGCAGCGAGTTGGAATCCGCGCCCGGCACGCCGTCTCGCCCGCCCGCCACGGGCGGCGGTGACAACCAGCTCACCGACTGCTGAATCCGCCCTCGAACCGCCGCCCCAAACCAACCCTCTAACCGCCGCCCCGCCACCGTCTGCCCGCCCCGGAGTCACCCATGCGCAACGAAACCCGCCTCGTCTTCAACGCCCTTCAGACGCGCATCGCCCAGCTCAACGGGGTCGCCGCCGCGGACGTCAAGTTCACCGTCGCCCCCAGCGTGCAGCAGACGCTGGAGAACAAGCTGCAGCTGTCCAGCGCGTTCCTGAGCCGCATCAACATCGTCCCGGTGCTGGAGCAGTCCGGCGAGAAGCTGCAGCTGGGCACCACCGGCACCATCGCCAGCCGCACCAACACCAGCACCACCGACCGCGCGCCGGCTGACCCGACCGAGCTGTACGCCAACGACTACGCGTGCAAGCAGACCAACTTCGACACTGCGCTGAAGTACAGCAAGCTGGACATGTGGGCCAAGTTCCCCGACTTCCAGACGCGCTTCCGCGACGTCACGGTCAAGCAGCAGGCACTCGATCGCATCATGATCGGCTGGAACGGCACCAGCGCTGCGGTGGCCACCGACCGCGCCACCAACCAGCTGCTGCAGGACGTCAACATCGGCTGGCTGCAGCACATCCGCACCGACGCGCCGGCGCACTGGATGAAGGAAGTGGTTGCCGCCAGCGGCGCCGTCACCGTCGGCGAAGGCTGGGACTACGAGAACCTCGACGCCCTGGTCATGGACGTCACCGAGAACCTCATCGACGAAGCCGCGCGCGACAACACCAACCTGGTGGTCATCTGCGGACGCGCGCTGCTGGCTGACAAGTACTTCAGCAAGGTCAACCGCAAGCAGGGCGCGGCCGACGAGCTGGCCAGCGACATCATCGTCTCCAAGAAACAGATCGGCGGCCTGGAGGCTGTGCGTGTGCCGTTCTTCCCGGCCAACGCGCTGCTGGTGACCACGCTGGACAACCTGTCCATCTACTACCAGGAAGGCAAGCGCCGCCAGCAGCTCGTCGACAACCCCAAGCGCGACCAGATCGAGAACTACGAGTCCAGCAACGACGCCTACGTCGTGGAGGACTACGGCATCACCGCGCTGGTGGAGAACATCGTCATCAGGACCACCGCCGCGCCGTAACCGAATAACCCCGAAGCCGTGAAATAGCAAAGCCGAGCCGGCGGGCAGCCCCCGCCGGCGAAGCCCAGAACACCGGAGAGAGCCCATGTCCAGCCCCGCCCAACGCCACCGCGAGCGCATGCTCGCCCAGGCCGCCGCCACCAGCGCCGCCGACGCCGGCACCGCGCAGGCCACCGGCAGCGCCTACGACCTCATGCGCGCCAAGCTGGCCGAGGACAAACGCTCGCTCAAGGCGCTGCAATCGCGAGAGGCCAAAATCGAGCTCAAGCGCAAGCTGCTGCCGGAATACGCGTCGTGGGTCGATGGCGTCATCAGCGCCGACAAACCCGTGCAGGATGACGTGGTCGCCACCGTTATGGTCTGGGCCATCGACACCGGCGACATCGAGCCCGCGTTGGCCGTCGCCAACTACATGCTCAAGCATGGCCTCAAGCTGCCCGAGCACTACAAGCGCGATCTCCCCACCGCCCTGGTGGAGGAAATCGCCGACCAGGCCGGCCGCCCCGGCAATACCGTCACCGCCGCGCAACTGCTGCAAGTCGGCGCCCTCACCGAGGGCCGCGACATGCCCGACGAGGTCAAGTCCAAGCTGCACAAGGCCATCGGCCTGGCGCTGCGCGACACCGCGCCGACGCAGGCCCTCGAACATCTGCAGCGTGCGCTGCAACTGAACGCGCGGTCCGGCGTCAAGAGCGACATCAGCAAGCTGGAGAAACAGCTCGCCGAAACCGCCAAGACGCCGCCCGCCAACTGAGCTCGCCCCGAGCGCCGCGGCGGCTCGCTGGGCAACACGTGGGCTCTCTCCCCCCGTGCTGACCCAGCGATCACCGCCGCACCTACACCGAGGTCATGATGTCCGGTTTCACCGCCACCCCACCAGCCACCGCGCCCGCCCCCATCAGCTCTGGCGACTGGTATCCGGACATCGACCTCACCGACGCGCGCGCCGTGATGCGCGTGGACGCCACCGTCACCGACGCGCGCCTCACCGAATCCATCCAGCTCGCCATGGCCGCGGTGGAGGACTGCCTCGACGCCTGGCAGGCACAGCAGGTCGATCTGGGCCGCGCCAGCCTGGCCGACGTGCCCAGCAAGACCATCGGCGGCAGCACGCGCCTGGTGCTCGCCTACAAGCGCGCCGTCTACGCCACCGTGCAAGCCGAGCTGATCGAGCGCTACCGCAACTTCGACTCCACTGGCGCCGCCGGCAAGCGTGCGGAGCCCATGGACGAAACCGTGGACGACTACCGCCGCAACGTGCGCTACGCCATCCGCGACATCCTCGGCCGACCACGCGCCGACGCGGAGCTCATCTAGTGCTCGCGCGCGCCAACCAGGGCGAAACCCTCGACGCGCTCTGTCAGCGCGTGCTGGGCCGCACCGCCGGCGTTACCGAGGTGGCCATGGCGGCCAACCCCGGCCTCTCCGATCTCGGCCCCGTGCTGCCCATCGGCACGCCCGTCAACCTGCCCGACGTGGTCCAGGCCACGCGCACCGAAACCGCCCTCGTCCAGCTCTGGACCTAGCTACAGGAGCCACCATGGCCGAGCCCACCACCGCCGTTACTGCATCGCTCGTCGTCGCCGGCGTGAGCCTGGCCACGCTGCTGCCCGGCGTGGACGGCAACGCCGTCATCGGCGCGTTTGCCGGCGCTGCGCTCATGGCCCTGCACGCCCGCGACGTCTCCGTGTTCTCCCGCGTGGCCTACCTGTTCATCAGCTGGATCATGGGCTACATCGCCGCGCCGCTCGTCATGCGGCAAGTGCACCTGCAGGAGTCCGGCGTGGCGGCCTTCCTCGCCGCGGCCGTCGTCATCGCCATCACCGTACAGATCATCGAGCGCATCAAGGCCATCGACTTCACCCAGTGGCTCAACAGCTGGCTGCGCCGTGGAGGCCCGTAATGGATCACATGCTCGCCCTCGTCCTGCTCGCCGCCAACCTCATCACCTGCCTGCGCCTGCTGCTCTACCGCCGCGACGGCGCCCGCTACCGCCCGCTCGTGAGCGCCGCCGCGTGGCTGCTCATCGCCAGCACTGGCACCACCGTGCTCGCCATCGTGCTCGGGCGCTACCCGCCGCATGACATCCACCTCGGCGACGTCGGCATTGCCGTTGTCGTGTGCGTGCTCAGCCTCACCGCCCGCGGCAACGTCGCCGCCATCCTACGGACCCGCAACGATGAACAACCCAAGCATCCTGCGCGCGGGTGACCGCGGCGCCGAGGTCACGGCGCTGCAAACCCGTCTCGCCCGCGCCGGCGCCTCGATCGAGATCACCAGCATCTACGACGCGGCCACCGTCACGGCCGTGTTCGACTACCAGCGCCGCCATGGCCTGGTCGCCGATGGCATCGCCGGCGCCCGCACGCAAGCCGCGCTCATCGGCCAGCTCGATCCCCGCGCACTCACCCAGGCCGACATCGACGCCGCCGCCGCGTACCTCGATTGCGAACCTGCCGCCGTGCAAGCCGTGATCGAGGTCGAAAGCCCCGGCACTGGCTTCCTGTGGGATGGTCGCCTGCGCATCCTGTTCGAGCGTCACGTGTTCTGGCAGCGCCTCGTCGCGCGCGGCATCGACCCCGCCACCCTCAACGCACCGTCATCCATCCTCAGCCAGCAACCGGGCGGCTACGTAGGCGGCGCGGGCGAATACGCGCGCCTGGCGCAGGCCCGCGGCATCAGCATCGACGACGCCATGGAGTCGTGCAGCTTCGGCCGATTTCAGATCATGGGCTACCACGCCCCGGCGCTGGGCTACCTCGACGCCAGCGCCATGGCCCAGGGCTTCGCCAACGGCGAAGCTGAGCAAATCCTGGCCTTCGTCAAATTCATCGCGCTCGATGCGGATCTGCACAAGGCGCTGCGCAACCGCAAGTGGGTCGCCTTCGCCAAGATCTACAACGGCCCGGCCTACGCCGAGAACCTTTACGACGCCAAGCTCGCCCGCGCCTACGAGCGCCACGCCGCCGCCACCGAGGCCGCCGCATGACCCCTCGCCGCCGCACCACCGACCAGCCGCACCCCGGCTACGTGCCGGGCGCCTTCCCCGTGCTCTCCGCCCTGCTGCTGTTCTGGGCGTTCGTCGCGTGGTGGCTCGCGTGAGCCTGCTGCGGCAAATCCTGCTCGGCGCCGGCCTGCTAGCCGCGCTGGCCGGCTACCTGTGGGTCACCCACGCCCGCCTCGATCACGCGCAAGCGGCCGCCACCACCGCCGAGGCCACCGCCAACAGCCTGCGCGGCCAGCTCGCTGCCGCCCAGGGCAGCGAGCGCATCGTCACCCGCTACGTCGATCGCGTCCAGGTCATCCACACGCGCGGCGCCACCCTCACCCGCGAGGTACCCGTCTATGTCACGCCCCAAGCTGATGCTGCTTGCACTGTGCCTCTCGGCTTTGCCCGCGTGCACAACGCTGCCGCCGCGGGAGTGGAAATGCCCGGCACCGCCGGAGCCGCTGATGCGGCCGGCAGCGGCCTTGCACT